ACAAGCATTCTAACTTTGTCAACATCGTCAACTAAATCAGCCCACTCGTAATCTGCCAAGCTCAATCTTCTTCTGCTGTGCGGAGTATCGATCTGAGGTGTATCGCCATGTCTGCTCGTTCTTATTTGAGCAGCAGTAACGCCTACTTGATCGAAAAAGGCATTTTTGCCATTAATATTTTCCACATCAACAGAACCTCTAAGTTTACTTCCCATTTGTTGAGAAAGCATAGTTACATTTGAACTATACTGCTCCACAAAAGAAGTAGTAATTTGAATAGACATACTATTCTCCTCTTGGTTATGTTTATGTTTAAGTTAAACGGCTGATTATCCTTGCGGGTCGAAACCTGGCTTTTACATCTTGTAGATGTTAGTCTTTCCTAATGTCTTTTGGGGTCTATCGATTATCCCAATATTTCAGCTATACTTGATTTTTTTTTTCTCGTAAAGCTAAATTTTTTAAACACTTTCTTCGTTATTTTTTTTATGAATTAATGCTTTTACTTCTGCAACAGCTGCATCATGGTTAGGATGTTTATTATTCCAATAAGCAGATCCAGCTTGTGTTAAATTACCAATTTCTTTTTCTATTTGTGCTGGTGTTTGATAATTTGGCCCAGAAGATTGTGTAATACTATCTTCTCCCATTTTTGCTGCTAATTCTGCAAATGCTTTAATCATAACTGGATGATCTCCAAGTTTAGTTCCATCTGCTAAATTAGTATCAAACAATGCACTAGCTCCCACAGTTTGTGCAAGATTAGAAGCCTGGTTTATTTTTTGATCGTATGCTTGACCCCATTCTTGTTTTAGTTCTTTTGTACTGTTTTCTCTAGCTGCTACAGCTACGCTGTCTTGATCTTGTTGTATTTTAGACATTGCATCATTATAAAATTTAACAACACCATTTGCTTGACCAGGAAGTAATCCAAGTTTATGCGCTTGATTTGAAAAACTATTTAATGCTTCAGCATCTAAATTTTGATCTTCTGGTAAATCATATTTGTATCCAGATGGATCTTCGGGTCTGCCAAGTCTTTGATAAACTGCATCCCAATCTTTTTCTGTTGCAAATTTATTAGGTACTGGAATTTTGTCAGCTCCTACTAATTTTTGTGCATGAACATAAGATTTTGCTAAACCTTCTATATCTTTAATATTTTCTAAAGATTTATCAGCTCTTATATCTTCGGAAAGACTTGCTTTCCAATCTGTTGCAACTGTTTCGGCTGTTAATGATGTATTGTTTGCTGGTGTTTCTACAGACACTTGACTTGTTGGTTCAACTGCTACCTGGTTTGTTTCACTACTCATTTATCCTCCGTGGGTTTTTTGTTGAGCATATTATTAATAAACAAGACTACAAATCTTGTTCCTTCTAAAAATGCACTTTCATGGCTATCGTTTTTAACGTGTGACGTAGTATAAAAGCTGCATCTTTTTTTTAGATCTTCTAAAACTTTTTCTCCAGTTTCAGATCCAAAAGTTTGTTTGTAAGCAAGTTCTAATTCTTTAATATCTTTATTGTTCATTTAGAACCTTTAAAGCTGGAGCTACTTTACCAGCACTTTCCGCTACTTGTTGAGCTTGTTGTAATTGCATTTGTTCCATTTCTTGTTGTTGTTTTTGCTGTTGCATTTGTTGTACTTCAGCTTTTGATCTCATAATTTTAGCTGGCAATCCTAATACTTCCTGGATGTGTGAAACTAAACCATCAATATCTATGTAATCAAAAACGGGAGCTATATTTTGCATTGATCCAAATATTTCTATTCCTCTCATAACTGAAGATAGCTCCTGGCTTTTTTGTGCTTTTGCCAATGGAGATACATATTCAATTTCTACATCTTGATCGCCAATTTCTTCTGGTAGTGGCGGTAGTTTATTATTTTTAAATAATAAATTAAATGATCTAGTAATTAATGGCTGCAATAGTTCAGATTGTAATCTGCCTAACACGGGGCCAAGTAATCTCATTTTTTCTTCAGTTCTTTGTAAAACTTCTGTAGCTGTCATGTTTTGATTACCAGTTGTCATTAACTGATCTACAAAAAAGTTTTCTCTAATAGCTTTTCTTCTTTGTTCTTCCATGTTTAAACCAAGAGGATTGTTTGAACCTATTTGTAATGGTTCAATTCTTTCTCTAGTACCAGATCTATAAAAGTTTAATCCGCCTGGTACAGTTCTAATAGGTAAAATAAAACCATCATCGGGAACCATTAAAGGTGGATCAATTTGCTTTTGAGCTGCCTTGATAGTTGTTTTAGACATTGTGTTTAACATTTTCGTATCAGGCAACGCGTTCATTGCTGGAGATCTGCCATATACTTCGTTAGATGAAGATTTTAAATAACGAGGAACTACATAAGGAAATTCTTTAAATCCACTTTCTCTTAATAGAGTTCCAGTTTTTTCGTGAACATGACAAGAAACATAATCCATATTTTTTGAATTATCGTAACCCATTGGTTTATCATTTGGATAAACAGAATGAATTATAGTTGTGTCATCATAAGGAGATTTATCTATATCAGTTAAGATTGCTCTTGGTAGATTAGCATCTGCATATAATGCGGGTATGTTTTTATTTTTAATTTGAAATTTTCTAGTTAAGCTATCAACTAAACCTTTTTCATTTTCCGTGATAAATAATTCTGAAATATGTAAAGTTTTAAATCTTAAATCATCTTTAACATCATCTGTAATAAACATAGCAGACGTACCAAACGCTAGCAGCTCATGGTATAATTCAAAAATTTCTTGTTGAAAGTTTGATCGTGCAAACACTTGCTGCATAATTTTGGATACAGTTTCTAACCATTCATTTGCTGCATCATTGTCAGCTGCCATTTGGTTTCTAAATTTTAAAACAAACCATGGAGAAATAGTATTAGTCAACATACCATTTAAAGATGAAGATAATAATTCTAAAGCATGAGTAGCTGTACCATCGAATATTTGATCGTGACGTTTATCGCCTTTAGTATGTTTTTCTGTAATGTTAGCTTTTCTTGGTAAAAAATAATCTGCAATCTCTTGCCAATGATCTTCCCAGGTAACTCTTTGTGCTTTGAGAGTTTTATATCTCTCCATTACCATTTTTGCTTTTGGATCTTGTGCCATCTATGCTCCCAATGTTTTCTTTGTTGTGTTAGCTGTTGAACTGCCTAAACCATCTGGATTATTTAAAATAGTTTGTGATCTACCTTTTTTTTTGTTAGCAACTAAAATTTCGTCAGCAGACATTGTTGTTGAACTAGCTTGTGTAACTTCTGCATTTGTTGGAGGAGTTACGGGTTGTGTTAAATTAGTTCCAGCATTAGCATTATTGTTTAAAACAGTTTGGTTATTATTATCGTTGCCACCACCAGTATTAGTTACTTCCCTACCATAAGCATCTACTTCGCCTCTACCTCTAGCTCTTATGTAATCTTCATAATTATCATATTTACTTTTGCCAGCTTTTTTAACTTTGGTATCAAAAAAATCTCTATTAACTTTTTCTGTGTATTTAGATAGGGGATTATTTTTTATAGCATTTAATATTAATCCTCCACTTTCTGCTGCTTTTTCAAGAACATTTTTTTTCTTTACTTTGCCATCTTTAGTTGTTTTGTAATTTTTTTTAAATTGTGTTGAATAAGTATCTTGTTTTTTATCGTCTGAGGTATCTGATCCTCCAGTTGATGCTCCACCCATATTATCCTCCTAACATTTTCTTTTTAGTTGTTAGCTCGTCATCTTCCAAGCCATCAGCTGTTGTTAATATTGTTGAACTTCTACCTTTTCTATTTCTTCTAATAGCAGCTCTTTTTTCTTCCGCTTCTTTTGCTCTTTCTGGATCTTCCGCCTTTGGTGGTTCTGGCAAAGGTGTTGGTTCTGGTATCGCTGGCATTGCTGGCGGTTTTGGCATTAAAAATCCCATAATTATTTCTCCTGGTGTATTGTATATTCGCTTTCGGCTGTTTGTTGTTCAGCCATTTTTTGTCTTGGTAATTCCGATAAAGATATAGCCATGTATCTTGCAGCATCGCAAGCGTGTGAGCTAAAATCCTTAACGGGTTTTGCACTAAAAATTCTCATCTTGTCGTTAAACTTTCGATGATGATGTCTTAATGCAGCTATTAATGGTTTTGTTGCTTCAGCATCAAACCAACATTTAGGTAACACCATTTTTAAATTGTGTATTCCATCTTCTAATGGAAGTTTTGGCAGTACCCTAAATCTTATTCCTAATTGATAAGCAATCTCTCGTCTTGTCTTACCATTACTAAATTCTGTTACTTCTATATCGTGTGGCGCATAGTGTTCGCCATAAACATAATCTTTATCTTTTATGTATTGAACATAATGCGGCAAGCCTTCTTTATTGTTTTCATAAAAATCAATAATCATTATTTGATTACCAACTTGTTGAAAAAATATTATTGCGGTGTTGTCTCCGTAACCTAGATCCCATGCTGTATTAACTAATAGCGATGGATCATAAGCGATCCTGGTTATCTGTTTATTATCTTCTAGTTTCTGTATTATGTTTCCATAAATAGAACCCGTCACGTTTGCTACCCAATCGCACTCAAACTCTTGGAGAAATTTGCTCTCCCCCATCTGTGCTTTAGCAGCATCTAGTTCTTCTTGCTCTACTAATTTTGTTTCACTTGCTTTAGCTGTGTAAGCTAACCACTTTGGATCACTTAATGCGTATTGGTATAAGTCATAAAATATATTACTCATCCCAGCTGGTGTCGAAATAAAATAAGCGAACCCATGTCTGTCAGAAATAGCGGGTCTTAA